ACTATTGCCACAGTGGATGGAACAAAAATTTATCTCACAGGCAAAGTTGTAGGATTTGAAAATGCCACAGACCGTCCAGGTAAAACTGTCACATCTCATGGCAATGCACAATTGAATGCTACCACAAAAAAATATGGCACAGCCAGTCTTGCTTTAGATGGTACCGGAGATTATGTTACATCATCATCTAGTGCTGATTTTGCTTTTGGCACTGGTAATTTTACTATTGAAATGTGGGTTTATAAAAACACAGCCAGTCAAATGGTATTATTTGATCAAAGAACTTCTGGTACTGCACAATTTAGTTTATATGTAGAATCTAATGCTGCCGGAAATTTAAGATTATTTGTTAACGGTAGTTATGTTTTAACTAGTAGTAATACAGTTCCTACTGGTGCATGGACTCATGTTGCTGTTTCTAAATCCAGTGGCGTAACAAGATTTTTTATTAACGGAACCGTTTCAACAAACACTTATTCTGATTCTAATAATTATGGAACTACAAAACCTCTAAATATAGGAGCATCGTGGACCGGTAGCACAGGATGGAATGGATATATTGATGACTTTAGAGTTACTAAAGGAGTTGCTCTGTACACAGGCACTTTTACAGCTCCCACCACTCAGTTGACTGCTACTCCCAACACAGTGTTGTTGTTGAATTTCAATGGCATTAATGGATCAACCACATTTGAAGACTCTGTGGAAGGAGCACAATATATTAGTTTTTCAGGTGGAGCCACTGCCACCAGTTTTGTTAATGTGGACTACACAGACTTTGGCGCAGAAGTGAGAAGCATAGCATCCGCATCTGTGTATGGCAATTACGGAGCATACGGTTCTGGAGCAGGAGTATTGATGTATTTGATTGGACACAATTTTGCCTACATTGGTTTGGGCAAAGAAGTAGATAACGATGCTTCATCAGCCATTCAAGCCAACGAAGTGATAGAATTATCCAATGCTAGAATATTTTATAGCTCAGTGGATCATAAAGGTGATTATAGAGTGGGAGATTTATTCCTTGTGAATCAAGCAGATGGCACCATAACATTCACTTCTGCTTTCACCAACATTGCTTCCACCAGCACATTAACTTTCACTTCTGGTGGGCATACCACTATCATTGATGGATCTTATATTCAACAAGATAATGTGAAATTGAGCGGCAACACCATTGAAAGTACCACAGGAGCATTGAATCTGGATGCTGACAATGGACAGATTAATCTATTGGACAACGTGAGCATCACAGGAGATTTGGATGTCACAGGCAATCTAACCATTGGTGGAAATATCACCATTGGAGATGCTGCCACAGACACATTAAGTATTGTGGCTGCTGTTGCCAGTGATATTATTCCACAGACCAACAACTTATACAATCTAGGAAGTCCGTTAAAAAATTGGAACACTGTGTACAGTTCTACCATCAACGTGGATGGCAATATTAAAATTGAAAACAATTTGATCACCACACAAACCACCAATTCAAATTTACAATTGAGTGGTGCTGGCACAGGCAGTGTGGAGATAGAAAACTTTAGAATCAACGACAACACCATCACCAATACCACAGGTAATATGACTTTCACTCCAGCCACAGGAGTCACTGTGTTCACAGGCACAGGCAGTGTGAGATTACCAGCAGGAGGAGATGCTGGCAGACCAGGTACTCCATCTTTGGGCATGATTAGATACAACACCGATTCAAATCTTTTTGAAGGATACAATGGCAGCTGGGTGGCATTGCAAGGTGTGTATGACTTGGATCGCAACACTTATATCACAGCAGAATTAACACCAGGAGCCAACGATAACACCATAAGATTTTACAGTAATTCAGCACTGGTGGCAGATGTCAACAGTACCCGTTTTGATGTGAACACCCTACAAGTGGACAGTATCACCATATCAGGCAACACTCTTACAACCACAGGAGTTAACCAAAATTTGATACTGAATGCTAACGGAACCGGCTTTATACGCATAGAGAACTTGAATTTCCAAGGAAATACGATAACTAATACTGTAACAAATGCTCCAATTGTGTTTGAAACCACAGGCGACGGTTATGTGGATGTGAGCCAAGCAGGTGGATTTGTTATACCGTACGGAAATTCAGGATCTAGACCTTCTGCGCCCACTGTGGGTATCACAAGATACAACACAGCAGATTCTAGAGTGGAAATTTTTGATGGTGCTGATTGGGTTTCTGTGGCAGGATCTTCAGGTGCAGTGAGCTTGTTGGATGCTACAGAATTATCGGTTAAATATGCATTAACATTAGGATAACATGGCAACGCAGTTTAGAAATACTATAATAAATTCGGTGGGTACAACTCCAGTTAGAATATATACCACTCCTGAAAATTTTAATACCACAGTGATTGGTATGAGTTTGGCCAATTTGACTGCAGGTATAGTCACTGCCAGTGTGTATCTACAAGATACTCCCAATGACAGTGCCACAGGATATTATATCAAAGATGTTTCTGTTGCCCCAAATTCTAGTTTGAGATTGGTTACCAGTGGAGAAAAATTAATTATTCCTGAATACAATGAATTATTCATTGTGTCAAACACCACAGCATCATTGGATGTGATCATGAGTTACGTGGAGATAGCATAATATGGCAGCAGTTATTGGACAAAATGTTGATGATTTAATTAATTACAGCCATAAGGATAGATTCTTTTACGGATTGAGAAGAACCGATGAAGGTGAATTATGGTTGGGCAAAGTGGATCAATTGGTTCCTAGTGACAGTGTAACAATCAACATACCTGGTGATCCTACACAAAACTATGACGGTTTTGATGAAGGTCAAGAATTTTTTGATGGTAGAGATATTAATCACGACAAAGTATATGCCAATTTAAATTATGAACAATTCAAATGGGACAGTATTAATTTATTTTATTATATCAACAGTGATGGCGAGTTAGTTGTGAGAATCAATCATGAGTTGGATGATTACAATTATACGTATCCTAACACCACAGAAGTTCCTGTATCTTTGGGTGGACCTTCTGTAAAATTTGATATGAACACAATAACTTATGACAACAACGATATAACTTGGGACAAAATATAGGAGAAAATATGTCAAAACAAACAATCAATGATGGTGCTATACCTAATGATGGTCAAGGTGATAATTTAAGAATAGGTGCTGGCAAAATCAATTCAAACTTTGATGAAATTTACACAGCATTGGGTGATGGAACCAATCTAACCAATGGTCCAACCATCAGATGGAACATAGTGGACAATGGTTATGATACTGCTTACACTTTTACCGGAGCAGGATTTCCAACCAGTACTGATGATCCTGTGTTGTATCTTTACAGAGGTCACACTTATATTTTCACCAACAGTGTCAATGCAATATATCCTATGCAGATAAGAGTATCCAGTGGGGGTGCTGCTTATACTTCTGGTGTTGAAGGAGCAGGAACAGAAACAACCATTTTTACAGTGCCAATGAATGCACCAAGCACATTGTATTATCAATGCACAGCATTTTCGGCCATGGGAAATACAATTAATATAATATAGGAAACAGATGTCAGATTTAAATTCTACTAACAGATTGGAACACATAAGAGAAGTACTGGGCAGTTCTAGATATTTTTATGGATTGAGAAGAACTGACAATGGTGAATTGTATTTGGGCAAAGCAGATTTAATGGGAACCACTGATGGTATTCAAGTGAATAAACCTGGAAATCCAACAGAAAATTATCCAAATTTTCAAAGAGGACAAGACTTTTTTGAAGGTAGAGACGACCAACACACTAAAGTTTATGAAAACTTAAATTATGAACAATTTAGATGGGATGGTAGAAATCTTTACTATTATATGAACGAACAAGGAGAACTAGTTGTGCGTGTGAACGAACCTTACACATACCCAATTGGAGTATAAAATAAATATTAATAGAAAATAAAAATGGCTGAATTTAAAATAGATCGACTGCGTTTTAGATGGAGAGATGGCTGGAATTCTGGCGTCACTTACACCAAAGACGACATTGTGCGTTATGGATCTAAAGTTTATGTGTGCGTGGTGGCTCACACAGCCAACACAGATTTTTACACTGATTTGAACGCTGCCACATCTAAGTGGTCACAAATGATGGACGGTCAAACTTGGACCGGCGACTGGAAAACCAGCACTTTCTACAAAATTGGAGACATAGTTAAATTAGGTTCATTTATTTGGAAATGTTTGGAAGGACACACTTCTAATGCATTATACAGTGAAGGATTTGTTGGTGATGAAAGCAAATGGACTGTGTTTGCTCAAGGTGATAACTGGGTCAACACATGGACTCCACTCACTGCTTACAAAGTGGGTGACATTGTGCGTTATGGTGGTATAGTTTACCGTTGTGATGTTGAACACGTGTCAGACACCACTGTGAATGGATTAGAAATTGACAGTGGATTTTGGTCAATTGTAAACAGATCAGATGATTGGAAAACAGACTGGACAGTTAATACCAGATACAAACCAGATGACATTGTGCGTTATGGTGGAATAGTTTACAGATGCACAGTGGGACACACCAGTGCTACCAGTAATTCATTCCACAGTGAAGATTTTGGTTCATCAATTTCAACCACCAGCACCACAGGTTCTGGCGAAGTTTTTACAGTGACTCGTGACAACGGTTTATATTATGTTAAATTCAGTAATGGTGGAGCTAATTACAATGAATTAGATACTATCACAGTATTAGGATCTGATTTGGGAGGATCAACTCCAGCCAATGATTTATTGATCACTATTCAGACGTTGGGCGTGGGTGGATCTATCAACACATTCATTCTTGCAGGAACAGCAGTTTTACATCAAGATGGGTTGGAAGCTGATCAATTAAAATGGCAATCAATTGTGGAAGGAATTCAATATGTAGGATCATTCCAATCTCAAGTGAGATACAAAAAAAATGAATTGGTAAAATACGGAGGATCTTCTATTTGGATCTGTACCGTAGGACATTTTTCTATCAGTAATGTGATGGATGAATCCAAATTTAACATTTGGATGCCAGGTTTGGGATTTGAAGCTGTTTGGGAAGCCACCGTGAATTATCAACCAGGCGATGTGGTAATGTATGGTGGATACAGTTATAAATGTACTCAAAGCAATATCAGTTCAGCACCCACAGTGGCAGATTCTACCAACAATTGGGAATTAATTGTCACAGGTTATAATTTAAAAGCAGATTGGAACAGCATAGAAACATATCGCACAGGAGATGTGGTACGCAGTGGTGGTAACCTTTATATTGCTGTGAGAACCACCACCAACGAATTTCCCAACATAACTTATGTGTATGATGGAGGTTCAGACACTCCTTATCCTTGGCAATTACTGGTCACTGGTAAAAAATGGAGAGGTCCTTGGATAGAATATTCAGACGAAGAAAACACTATAGCCAATGTTTACTATGCTGGTGATGTGGTCACTGTGGCTGGTACAACATTTGCTTGTGTGGAATATCACGTGGCTGACAGCAGTGCTGCCAAACCCACATTGGATTTAGAGAGCGAAGCTGTAGGTCCATATTGGATTAAATTAGCACAAGGTGGATACTCAAATGTTCTAGAATATCCAGGAGATATCAAATCTATTGGTGATGATAGTAATCTTTTAAGAATTGGCATTGGAAATGTTGGAGATCTTTTAAAATCACAAGATTCATCTCCCACATGGTCTCCGATGGATATTGTTAATAAACTTTATTATGTGTCCACAGATGGTATTGATTCTCCAGAAAGAGGAGGCAATTTAGCCACTCCATTTAGAACAGTCAAATATGCTTGTGAACGTGCTGCAATAGGTCCATTGAATCCAAATTCTGATCACTTGTTAGGAGTCAACATTGATTGGTTGGTAACAGAAATGTTCCAATGGATGTTCTATCAAAAAACCAATAACATTTCACCATTTACCACAGCGTCACAATATGACAGTGCTAAAACTACTAGAGATGCTAGAATTATTGTTGATGCTGTACGTTATGATTTAACTCATGGCAACAATGCTCAAACAGTTTTTTCTGCACTAGCCTACTTTAAATCGCCCACGGAATTCTACAGCACTGCTGTTGAAGATCAAATACCTTTTTTTGTAGCAGCGTTGGAAAAATTAAGAGATTTAATGTTGAATGCTATCACTAATGTGGCTCCATCCAACAATTATCAAGCATTAACTAGTTTCTTTCCACCAGTGGTTCAAACCATTGATTTGGATTATTCCAGCGAAGTGGGATCTGGTGATACTATTACAACTTTAATGAATATCGTTATTGATGCATTGACTGCCGGTATTACTGCTGGAATTCCTAAACCCATCACAGGAATCAACAATAGTATTTTTATTAAAACAGGAATTTATGAAGAAATTCTTCCAATCAACATACCAAGAGACACAGCATTGGTAGGAGATGAATTGAGAACCACCACCATTAGACCTGCAGCAGGTTACGAAGGACAAAACATGTTCTATGTAAACAGCGGCACAGGTATTAGAAATATGTCATTGAAAGGTCTTGTGGGAAGTTTAGGATCTTTAAACTCATATTTGACACGCAGACCTCAATCAAAAAGAGTATTAACATTTAATGTTTCAACATTATCAGGAGGCACAGGATACACCAATGGAACATATTATACTACTTCGTCGGGTTTAGGCACAGGACTTACTGTGCAAGTGGCAGTTACCTCAGGAGGTGTGGTAAATTCTGTTTCTGTGGTGGCTCCAGGAATTAATTATGAAATAAATGAGGTTATTACCATTATTGGTGGCAACAATAACGCCACAATAAATGTTTTGACCATTGATTTAAATGGAGCAGCGTTTGTTTCATTGAATCCTGGCACAGGATCTAGTGATTCCAGTGCTTGGATCACCACAAGATCGTGTTACGTACAAAACGTGACCACCTTTGGTGATGGATGTATAGGATTAAAAGTAGATGGTGATTTACACCAAGGTGGAATCAAATCAGTGGTGGCCAATGATTTCACACAGGTTGTTTCGGATGGTATAGGATTTTGGGTCAATGGTGAAGGAAAATCAGAATTAGTTTCTGTGTTCAGTTACTACTGTCACATTGGATACTTGGCCACATTTGGAGGCAAAGTGCGAGCCACCAACGGTAACAACTCATATGGAGATTACGGTTCAGTGGCAGAGGGTGTTTCTGTAACAGAAACTCCAATCACAGCAGAATTTAATAACCGAATAGGTGAAGCATTGATTCGCACAGTGTACAATGACGAAAACCAAATATATGGATTTGGATATTCTCACACAGGTCAAGATTACACCAGTGCCACAGTGGCTATCACAGGATCGGGAGCAGGTGCTGCAGCAACAATCAATTACGAAAACACCAGAATGGGTGGTATCAGTGAATGTAGAATAATAGATCCCAATGACAGCGGATTTCTTGGTGGTAGAAATTATACTTCCATACAAAATAATGCCAGAGGAGGCGATAACACTTCTATATTATTGGCCAACCAAACAGAGGTGGACACCAGTACTGATATTCAAGGACAAAGAATTCTTATTATAGAAGGCACAGGCAGAGGACAATATGCTATCATTGATGTGTATGATCAAGAATTAAAACAAGCCACTGTGCGAAGACAGATTGATGGGTTACCAGGATGGCAACATCTATTGGGTGGATTGGCCATAGAAGCAGCGTTGGATGAATCAACCAAATACATTATTGAACCTTTGGTAGAGTTTTCATCACCCAATTTCACTTCTACCACAAGAAGTTTACCTACCGCAGGCATATACACTGCTGTGGGATCTGGTAGAATAAACATGAATAATGTTACAGTGATTTTAGGAAGTAATAAAGGAGCATACACCATTGACGGAACTTCTTGGTCAAATTGTACAGGTGTAGACACAGTGAATTATGTGGATATTGTATTCACTGGTGTGTATTTCATGGCCATATCATCCAATGGCACCGTGAGCAGATCCACTGATGGTGCTTCATGGCAAAACGTATCATCACCTTCAGACACTTACACAGGTATTGCTACACAGTCAGGTGTTGTGATCATAACTTCAGCCACAGGAAAAGTTTATAGAAGCGAAAATAATGGTACCACTTGGACCTCAACCACTTTGGGCACATACGATGGCAGCACAGTTATATTGAGTCTTGCTGCTGGTGGATCTGGATTGTTTATAATTTGTAATCAGTCAGGTCAATCTTGGGAAAGCACAAATTTAGGATTGACTTGGAACAATGGTCCAATAATTGGAGCAGGAAGATTTTTAATTAAAGATTTAGTTTATGGTAACAATAGATTTGTGGCATCAGCCATTGATAATCCTAGTGATTTGAGCACATTGGGCAATAGATTCTTATACACATTGGCCAATCAATCTTCTGTGGATTCATCCACTGTAACTG